TCGGGTGGATCGCGCTGCGCATTGATCATGGCGACAAACAGCGCGCGGGCGACGGCTGCCGCCTCCTCCGCTCCTGTGCTGGAAAGGTCCACATCATGGATGGCGATGGCCTCGCCCAGATCGGTCAGCGCATAGAGCGTCGCGAATTCTGCCTCGGACGGGTCGCAGGTGATGGTGTCGCGGTCCTCGGGCGTGACGGCAACGCTACGGGAAAAGCGTAGGTCAAAGCCGACAGCGCAGTTGCGGCGGACAAGATCGCTAAGGGTCTCGCCCTCGGACAGGCAGTTGAGGGGCAGGTCAATCATGGCTGGGTCCTTTCGGGCTGAATGGCATCGGGATCGCGTTCGACCCACACCCCGTCCTGCCAGACATACAGGTGACAGAATTGGCAGGTCGGGCGTTGAAGGATGGGAGGTTCGCGCGGCGGATCAAAACAGTCGATCGCGTCTGCGCGGACTTGCCGGATTTCCTTTGCTGCGAGGATGTCTTCGGGCGTCCAGCGCGCCAGCGCGGGCAACATGTGGCTGGGGTAGCCATCGTAATGGACGTAGACATGCGCCCATTCCTCGGGTCCGGTTTGAATGGCGATCTGTGCACGGGTGCTCATAGGGCCCTCCCTCAGATCAATTGCAGCGTGGCCAGCACGGCGCTGGCGGCGGCGAGTTGCGCTGTCGGCAGTTCGATCTTCAGATGCGAGATCACATCCGAGGCTTCGGCAGCAATCCCGTCCTCGCGGAGCGCAGCCTCAATCGCCTCGGCGACAGCGTTTGGGCGCGAGCGTTCGAAATGTGCGGGAAGCGTTGCGTGGTCGATGCGGATGGTGGTGGTGGCGGTCATGATCAGATCCTTTCAGGTTTGGGGTGCGGCAGCGGCACAGCGTCCGGCCTCAAAAGCCGCCTCGAGCGCAGAACGGATCGCCCAGACGGCGTGTTCGTTGAAATCGAGATGGTCGGCGTTGCGGGTCTCGAGGGTCTCAACGAAGAGGTGACGCTCAGCGAGCGCGAGCAGCAGGGCGTCGCGGGCGGCATCTGAGTTGGTAGGCTTGGTCATGTTCATTCCTCCTGGCGGTGCGCGATACAGCCGCTTCTTGACGATCAGAGTCGCTCGATCAGGAAGTGTAATCAACTCAAATAGACCAGCTTTCCTGTTTATTTTCAATATGTTGAGGATCATCAAAGCGCCATGGAAGGTATAAGTGAACGCGCCTATGCGACCCATTCCGGCCTGTCGCGAGGGGCCTTGCAAAAGGCCCGCAAGACCGGCCGTCTGGTGCTGTTTGCCGATGGATCGATCAACGCAGCCGCCTCGGATGCGCGTAGGGTCGCAATGACAGATCCCGATCAGCAAATGCGTGCGCGGGGTGGATTTGGCGGCAGTGGTGGAGCCTCCAACGATGGTAATACGGTCTCGGGGCCCGGTGACAGCACCTCCTATCTGAAGGCGCGCACCGCGCTGACGGTGTATCAGGCGCAGGAACGGCAGCTGTCGATCCAGAAGAAGAAGGGCACGCTTGTGGATCGGGCGCGGGCGGAGACGCTGGTGTTCCGCCTCGCGCGCCAAGAGCGCGATGTCTGGGTCACCTGGCCCACTCGCGTGGCAGCCCTCATGGCCGCACAAATATCCGCAGAGATGGAGAAGGCATCGGGCGTGCCCGTGACGATCGAGACTGCGATCCTGCAGAGGGCGCTGGAAACCCATGTCCGAGAGCAGCTCACCGCCTTGGCCGATCTCCGGGTCAACCTCGGGTAACGACGGCGATCTAACCGAAGATCAGCTGACAGACGGGCTCGACCTTGGCTTCGACGGGGCCGAGGATATCCTGCGGTCCTGGCGGCGGGGCATGCGGCCTGATCCAGACCTGACGGTATCGCAATGGGCCGACGCGCATCGCAAACTGTCGTCCCGCGCCTCCGCTGAGCCCGGTCAGTACCGTACCGCACGCACGCCATACCTGCGCGAGATCATGGATGCCCTGTCGCCCAGCCACCCGGCGCAGCGTGTGACGTTCATGAAAGCCGCCCAGGTCGGCGCGACAGAGGCTGGCAACAACTGGATCGGCTTTGTCATCCACCACGCGCCCGGGCCGATGCTTGCGGTGCTGCCGACTTTGGAGATGGCAAAACGCACATCGCGCGGTCGGATTGACCCGCTGATCGAAGACAGCCCGGCGCTGAAGGAACGCGTGCAACCGGCGCGCTCTCGCGACGCCGGGAACTCGATGCTGTCGAAGGAATTCCCCGGCGGCATCCTGGTGTTGACCGGTGCGAACTCGGCCACAGGCCTGCGCTCGATGCCCGCGCGTTATGTGTTTCTGGACGAGGTCGATGCCTATCCGGCCTCAGCCGATGAGGAAGGCGATCCGGTCACGCTGGCCGAGGCCCGCACCACAACCTTCGCGCATCGGCGCAAGGTGTTCATGGTCTCGACACCGACGGTCCGGGGGCTGTCGCGCATTGAGCGGGAGTTTGAGGCCTCCGATCAGCGGCGATACTTCGTGCCCTGCCCGCAATGCGGGGCGATGCAATGGCTGCAGTTTGAGCGACTGCGCTGGGACAAGGGCCTGCCGGAAACAGCCGCCTATCATTGCGCGGGCTGCGAACGCCCCATCGCCGAGCATCACAAGACGGAGATGCTGGCGCGCGGTGAATGGCGTGCAACGGCTGTCTCGAGCAACCCGAACGCGATCGGCTTCCACCTCTCAGCACTTTATTCGCCAATTGGCTGGAAAAGCTGGGAACAGATCGCGCGGGACTGGCTGGCGGCGCAAGGCTCGGACGAGATGCTACGCGCGGCGCGCAACACGCTCTTGGGCGAGACATGGGTCGAGAGCGGCGAGGCCCCGGAATGGCAGCGGCTGGCAGATCGGCGTGTTGCCTTTGCAGCCCAGATCCCTGCAGGCGGGCTGTTCCTGACGGCAGGCGCGGACGTCCAGAAGGACCGGATTGAGGTCGATGTCTGGGCCTGGGGCCGGGGTGGGACGAGCTGGCTCGTCGATCACATCGTGATCCCGGGCGGGCCAGATGACCCGGCCTGCTGGGACAGGTTGACGGGCCTACTTGGCCAGACCTGGACGCATGAGAACGGCGCTCTCATGACGTTGGCAAAACTCGCCATCGACACCGGCTACGAGTCCGCTGCCGTCTATGGCTGGGCCCGCAAGCAGGGCATTGCGCAGGTGGCCCCCGTGAAGGGCATGGAAGGGTTCAACCGGGCCACGCCTGTCTCTGGGCCGACTTTCGTTGATGCCACGGTGAACGGCCGGAAGCTGAAACGCGGGGCCCGGCTTTGGACCGTGGCCACTGCTACCTTCAAGGCCGAGACCTATCGCTATCTGCGATTGGAGCGGCCCAGTGATGAAGAGCGCGCCAGTGGCGTTTCAAATCCAGCGGGCACGATCCACCTGCCGGACTGGGCGGACAGCGAATGGCTCAAACAGCTGGTGGCCGAGCAGCTGGTCACAGTCCGCAACAAGCGCGGCTATTCCCGGCAGGAATGGCAGAAGCTGCGCGCGCGCAACGAAGCGCTTGATACCCGCGTCTATGCCCGCGCCGCCGCCTGGATCCTCGGCGCTGATCGCTTCGATGAGCGGATGTGGCGGCAACTGGAGAAACAGGCCGGGGTGGAGACCGCGGCTATCACGCCGAACGCTGCGCCTGAGAAACCAACAACCCCGCAAGCCGGGCAAGTCACCACACCGCGGCGGCGCGGCTGGAAGATCAGCACGCCGAAATACATGGAATGATGGACCCCCGATGACCCTCGATGATCTGAAGTCCCGCCACAGCGCCCTCTTGGGCGCGCGCTACAGCGGCACGCGCAGCGTCAGCTATGACGGCAAGAGCATCACCTATGGCTCGGACGCGGAACTGGCCGCGGCGATCGGGGATATCGAGCGGCGTATTGCGAAACTTGAGCGCGGCGCTGGGCGTATCATGCGCCCCTATGCCGTGAAGGATCTGTGATGACCGGCGCTCTGAACTGGCGGCAGCGCCTCGGGGCCTTCATCGGCGGGTTCGATGCGGGACAGCACCACCGCCGCCTGCGCGGCTTCCGCGCCACCCGTGCCCATGTGAACGCGCTGATCGCAGCAAGTGGGCCCGACATCACCGCCCGCGCCCGCTGGCTGGTGCGCAATAACGGCTACGCCATCAACGCGGTCGAGAGCTGGGCGGCGAACACCGTCGGCGATGGCATCAAGCCAATCTCGAAGATCGCGGATGCTGCCCGCAAAGAGGACCTGCAGCGCTTATGGCTCGCCTGGACCGACGAGGCCGATGCCGAGGGGCTAACCGATTTCTACGGGCTGCAGCGCCGCGCGGCGCGCGAGGTGTTCCTCGCGGGCGAGGTATTCTTTCGTTTCCGGCCACGACGCGCGGGCGATGGCCTGAGCGTGCCCGTGCAGCTGCAGATGCTGCCTGCGGAAATGCTGCCATTGGAGCAGACAGGGATTGGTGCGAACGGCAATGCCATCCGCCAGGGGATCGAGTTCGACTGGATTGGGCGGCGCGTGGCCTATCATTTCTTTCGCCGCCACCCGGGCGACAGCACTGATCCGGGGCTTGCGGGCGACATCGTGCGCGTGCCCGCCACCGAGGTGATCCATGTGATCGACCCGGTCGAGGGCGGCCAGCTGCGCGGGGTCTCGAAGCTGGCGCCCGCCATCGTGAAACTGTTCCTGCTCGACCAGTACGACGACGCCGAGCTGGACCGAAAGAAAGTCGCGGCGATGTATGCGATGTTCGTGACGTCTCCTGCCCCGGAGAACCCCCTCGCACCGGACGATGAAGATGGGCCCGAAGGGGTCGAGATCAGTCCCGGCCAGATCGTGCGGCTGGATCCGGGCGAAGATGTCACCATTGGCCAGCCTGCCGACAGTGGCGGCACCTACGAGCCGTTTCAGTACCGGACGCTCCTGCAAATCTCGGCGGCACTGGGCATTCCCTATCCGTACATCGCGAATGACATGGTGAAGGGCAACTTCTCGAATTCGCGCCTGGCGCTGATCGAGTTCCGCCGCCGCGTCTCGGCTTGGCAGCATTCCGTCATGGTCTGGCAGCTCTGCCGACCGGTCTATGCGCGCTGGATGGACGCTGCCGTGCTGTCGGGCGCGCTGTCCCTGCCGGGCTATGAGGCCAACCGCAGCCAACTCCTTGCTGTCGATTGGCTCCCCACAAAATGGGACTGGGTCGATCCACTGAAGGACGCCAATGCCGAGATCGCCCAGATCGAGGCGGGCCTGAAATCCCGGACGCAGGCCATCGCTGAGCGCGGCTATGACGCAGAACAGGTCGACCGCGATATTGCGGCGGAGCGCGCCCGCGAACGCGCGCTGGGCCTCGACTTCCGCCGCCCCGGTTCACCCGCGCAAGGCGTGCAGGCTTTGACAGGCCCGGAGGAGGATGCGGACAAAGACGACGACACCGACCAGACAGATCAAACCGATGACGCGGAAGAACGTCCGCGCGAACCTGAGGACCCGTCCTGATGCTGCATGCCCGCATTGCCGCACGCGCCTTCAACACGCCGCTACTGGTCGAGCCCTCCAAGGCGATGGCCTTTCTGTCTGGGCTAGGGCCGCGTGTTCTGGGGCGGCGGGTCGAGATGGCTAACGGGGGAGATGGGCTGGAGGGCACCATCGTCCCGCCAGCGCGCGCCAGCATTCTGGCTGGTGGGATGCTGGACGATTACCGCCAGCATGGTGAGGCGCCCTACCCAGTGGTGGATGGTATCGCCGTGATCGAGATCTCGGGCGTGCTGATCCACCGGGGTGCATGGATCGGGCAGTCCTCGGGCCAGACCAGCTACGAGGGGATCGCTGCACAGATCGAGGCCGCAGCCAGTGATCCGACCGTGCGTGGCGTCGCATTGGAAATCGACAGTTTTGGCGGCGAAGTTGCAGGTGTGTTTGATCTCGCAGATCGCATCCGCGCGCTCCGACGCGACAAGCCGGTCTGGGCTTTTGTAGCCGAACACGCCTTCTCGGAAGGTTACGCGCTGGCTTCGCAGGCCGACCGCATCCTGCTGCCGCGCACCGGCGCGGTGGGCAGCATCGGTGTCGTGGTGATGCATGCCGATCTCAGCGGCCAGCTCGATCAGGACGGGGTTCGGGTGACGCTGATCCATTCCGGCAGCCACAAGGTCGATGGCAACCCCTACGAGCCACTACCCGCAGATATCCGGGACGACATCCAGCGCGAGATCGATGTGCTGCGGTTCCTCTTCGCCGAGACCGTTGCGGCCGGTCGTGCCGGTCGGCTGAGCCAGGAGGCCGCGCTCGCCACAGAGGCCGCAGCCTATCGTGGGGCAGATGCCATCGCCTCAGGCCTCGCCGACGAAGTGACCGATCTTGCGCGCGGCTTTGCCAGCTTCCGGCAAATCGTGGCCCGCACCCCAACGCTTTCACCCACGCGCACTCAGCGCGCATCCCGTCCCCACCCCAAACAGGAGGCACACATGGCCACCGAACACGATCAGGATGATCCGCTGCAGGACGCCATCGACGAAGCACCGAATGCGCCAGACGGCGAGACTGATGCTGAGGATGTTGAACTCTCGGCTCCGGTTGCAGCCCCTGCGGCATCTGCCCCGTCTGCACCCGCCGCCGCGCAACCCGACAACCTGGCGGAGTTATCGGCTCAGTTCCGTGAGACAGCGGCAGAGATCGCCGAGATCGCGGCGCAGGCAGGCAGGCTCGGTGTCGCCATCGACGCGGCGAAAGCGCTGCGCGAGGGCATCACGCCCGAGGCCCTGCGCCGCCTCGTGATTGAGCGCGCAAGTGCGGCCGCAGACGCGCGCGACATCGTGGCCGCCCCGCCCTCACCCGTCCTGCCGCAGGCGAAGGAAAGCCCGATCGTCGCGGCTGCAAAACGGGCAGCAGCAGCAGGTGCCCGCGCCTGACGCCACACATCACATCCCTCTGCCTGACTGATCCCCCGCCGTACCGCCCCGGCGGGGGATACCTTTTTGTCCCCTGCTCTGGAGCCTTCCCATGTCTGTGCTGACCCAACCGCCCTCGATGGGCGATGTCCTCAAATACGAGGTCAACCCGAACTACACCCGCGAGACCGTTACCCTGCTCGCTGGCACCGCCTATCCCGTCGGCTCCGTGCTTGGCCGCATCACCGCAAGCGGCAAGTACAAACTCGCCACCTCCGGCGGTGCAGACGGCGCGCAGACCGCGGCGGCCGTGTTGCTTTACGCCGTCGATGCAACCCTGGCTGACGCGGTCGGCATTGTCGTTGTGCGCGGTCCCGTCATCGTGTCCCGCGCAGCCCTCACCTTTGATCCCACCGTCGATGACGCAGGGAAGATCACCACCAAGCTAGGCCAGCTCGCCAGCCTCGGGATCGTCCCGCGCGACACCGCCTGAATCCAGCCCAACCGTACCAGGCGGTTATCACCTCGCGCAGTCATCACCTTGCCCCCCTCTTTCTCTGGAGTTCCCCCATGACCATCACCCGCAACCCGTTCGACACGGGCGGCTATTCGCTTGCCGAGATGACGCAGGCCATCAATATCCTGCCCAACCTCTACACCCGCCTTGGCCAGATCGGCCTCTTCCGCTTTGAAGGCGTCTCTCAACGCTCCATCGTCATCGAACAGCGCGAGGGTGTGTTGAGCCTCCTGCCATCGGTCCCTCTCGGCGCGCCCGCCACCGTTGGCAACCGCGAGGCGCGCTCAATGCGGTCCTTCGCCCTGCCGTGGATCCCGCATGACGATGTGATCCTGCCCGGCGATATCCAGGGCATGCCCGCGCTGGGGATGTCCAACGTGGCCGATCCCCTGGTCGAGGTGATGAACCGCAAGCTGACGCTGATGCGCCGCAAGCATGCTCAGACCCGCGAATACATGGAGATGAATGCGCTCCGCGGCATCGTGAAGGATGGCGCGGGCACCACGCTTTACAATTACTTCACCGAGTTCGGGTTGGACCAGATCTCGGTCGACTTTGTTTTTGGGACCGCAGGCACCAACATCCAAGGCAAAGTTCGCACCACCCTGCGCGCCATCGAGGACAACCTGATGGGCGAGACCATGACCACCGCGCATGCGCTGGTCAGCTCGGAGTTCTTCGACAAGCTGATCAGCCACCCCAAGACCGAGGACGCCTACAAGTTCTTCTCGGCCACTGGCGGCCAGCCGCTGCGCGAGGACATGCGCCGCGCCTTCCCCTTCGCGGGCGTCCTCTT